CTTTTCTGCTGATGGTGCTGTCGGAACTGCCGATCTTGTGCTTGTTGTTTCTTCTCGTTTTAAAATTGCCATTTTGTTCCCTTCTTTTTGCTTCTGGATAGCTTCGCCTCTCGCCTTAAGCGAGAGAGGCGAAGCCTATCTATCTTCGTTAGAAGATAGATATTCTATCTATCTAGGACTGACATGGTTTGTGTTGGGTTACGGTTGGGTTTCATTTGGGTTTCGTTTGGGTTATTTACAGACGCATACCGACTGGCTTTTTTTGTGGCTTTGGAGCGTCACTTTTCGGGCGTCCACCTTTTTTTCCGTTCCGATAATTTGCGAACAATTTCTTGTTTTGATCCTGCCATTGATGGAGCACAAGAGCATCACCTTCGCGCCTTGCGTAGCCACTTTCTACGAGCGCATTTTCGAGTTGCATTGGGTCGCCTTCCCAGTCTGCTATCGCCGCGATGATGTCAGCCGTCTTTTCGATCCGTTCGCACTTTCTGAATTGGCATTGCGACCAGAGCTTCAAAAGTGAAAACACTCCTGCGTGGCCTGCTAGGCGTAGCAGGATTTTGGTCTTGTAGTGGTCAGGGAAGTCAGGCGATAGGATCATGTGATTTCTTCCGTAAATGCCTTTCCAGCACCTCCTCGGCCTCCTCCTCGATCCACCGCGTGGACTGAGTAACAACCTCGAGCCAGGTGCCGTCGATTAGGATCTCCCAATCCCACCGGTAGCAGTCGTCTTGATGGTTCGGCCAGCAGCGGAGCGGATATCCTTTCCAATGTTGCATTTGGTCATTCATCTTGTCCGGACAAGAATTGTCGGAGCCGTTGGTTGTCTTTTCGGAGTTCATCGTTTTCGTTATTCAAATATTCAATGCGGTTGTTTAATAAGTTTGTTAAAGCTTCAAGATCAAGCATATGATCTTTAACTTGTCTTGTGAGATTTAGTAGTCTTGTGATGCCGTCGAACATAATCTGAGATTCTTTCTAAATGGGTTTCCGCCAATGCTCTCCCCTCCGGCGTGTCGTCGTATGTATGCTGGTAGACCGGTAGCGGGTCGCCCCGTTCCAACCTAAGCCCAATAGGGCAGTCATTCATACAGATGACCAACCGGAGAGTGAGAGATCCGTTCATCTATTAAAACGGAATGTCGTCGGTTTCGTCTTGGGGTTGAGCAACGAAGCCGTTGCTTTTAGCGACAATGTGTTTGTCGGTTTTGGCCGCTGGCTTGCGCCGGTTGCCTAGCCATTTTGCCTTTTCATCACCGAACAACCACCGCTCAACGCAGTTAAACTGGTGATCTGGGTTTGTTTGCCCTGGTTCTACGCCGATGACACAGACGCCTTTCTCGCCGATCAAGTCTTCGGCTTCGACGGTCACGTCTTCGCCTGGGATGACTGCACGCCCGATGCTGGACAGCACCTGATCAACTTTCCACGCCGCTTTCGGAGTGAAGGTGAGATGCTCCCACATTGTCGGCCCTGTCGTGCCGCCTTCAAGAATGACAGCTACGTCGAGCTTGATCGTAGGGTTGCCTGCTTGGCTTGTCTTCTCGACGGCCTTTATGATTTCGACTTCGTAGGTTCCCGGCTCTACGAAGTAGATGGCCGCCTGTTTTGGTTCTGATGCTTTGTATGTTGGCATATTTGTATTTTCTATTGTTGTTTGTTGGTCAGCGTTTTTTAGGATGCGCTGCCCCCCTTTTGCCCCTGCTACCTACGGGACTGACCTATGTAGGTTGCGAGGAAATTACATTAGCAAAAATGGATCTTCATTTAGTGCTTTTTCAATTTCTGAGATTTTTCTTAGTTCTTTTAGAATTTCCTTAAGATCAAAGTCTTTTTTTTCAACTAGCCAAATGACCTCTGTAAGTAAAGATAAAACTCTTTTTTCGGATGTCTTGCCTCCACGGACAGCTGCAAGCCACCAAGGGAAGCGAACATTATTGTTTGACATTAACCCAATACCTTCTTCGACACCAAACTCCTTGGTTTCGTTATTCCAGTAAATGCGTGCATCTTTAATATTCATTTTATTTTCGTCTGTCTTAATTGGAGCGAATGCGCTCCGGTTTTTACTGCTGTTGTGTCTGGCTCTACGCCGTTGTTAGCGCAGAGTTCCAGATAACTCTTTTCTGAGAGCTTACCGCCCATCGCTAGGATTAGTGTCTCTTTTGTGATATTCTGGCTTGCTTTGGCTATTGCTTCTGTTTCCACGAATTTCCTTCCGCTCATGCTGGTGAGTTTCCATCCTGCGACTTCGTCTCCGTTTTCGAGTCTCGTCTTGAGATGACCTAGCACCGGCTCGGCGATCTCCTTTTCTGCGAGCTTCCACTCCTTGGCAAACGCTCCCATGCTCTCCGCTGTTGCAAGGATGCGTTGGCGGATCGCATCGATGCTGTTGCCTGTAACGTCTGGAATTAGCGCGATGGCACTCTCAGCCTGTCTGACGATGGCGTTGCAGTTATTGTAATGCTTACACCAACTGCAATACTCGCAAGGCGTCGGCTTCGCCTCCGCGCTTGTTGCGCGGTCGATTGTGCGCTTAGTGATCTGCTTGGCTTCCTCGTAACTAAAGTCATAGCTACGATTCATCTTTTGATCGACATATATGACGTGCGCCGTCCAACTCGTGTCGAAGTTGTCTTCCATACACGCCAATGCGTAGGCCGCGAGTTGCTCGCGATAGTTCCGCACTTGGCCTGTTTTTATATCTGCGACCCACTTCTCGGCCTTGCAGACTGCGTCTGCCGTGCCGAGTTTGCTAAGCCCAGGAACTGCCATTGCAAGATACTCTTCGCGAGTTTCCACGAAAGAACCCTTAGCAAGGCGTGTCAGTTCCTCGACTCCGTAGGCGATAGCTGACGAGTCTTCGCCAATGAATGTTACGTTGTCCTGCGCTGATATCAAGTTGCGGATCGCAACGTCAACTGCCGTGCCGCGCTCCGCTGCTGAACTCGTTCCGTTTGCGCCCTCGAAGAGCGCGCATTCTGCGAGTTTGGGCAGAGTGCTAGGTGATATCTCTTTACTCATTTTTTTAATTCTACATTGGTCGAGTGTAGTATTTGTCACGAGTTTGACGCCCTCCATTCGATAGCCGTGTTCACAAATTGATCGACGCGAAGCGCAACGCGGTGCAGGTATTCTGGAGCGCAGTCGCGCCACGTCTGCTCGCTTGTTAGGACGCCACGAGCAATTAGGAACTGGTTGACCGCGCCTTCGTGCTCTGCGAGTCGTCCTGCCCAGCTTTCTGGTGGTGTTGCAGTTGGTGCGACTACGGCTTGCGCCGTTGTCTCAAACAAATGCGCGACCGATGCCCATTCCAGCGGGAGTTCCTCTGCGAGTCCGCTTCGCGTCTTCGCATCGTAGGCCGCGCTGTGCGTTGTTAACAGGATGCGTTCCTTGCCGCCGATGCCTTTGCCCTTGCCGGAGTCCGTTGTTGAGACCTTGGTCTTGAATCGTAAAAACCAAAGCTCGTCCGCAAACTCTTTCAAGAGTGGAGCCGATTGTTTGCTTAGTTTCAACTCGTATCGGTCATATGCCGCCAATGCGTCTGGAGCCTCGAATCGCACTATCTTGCTGTGCGCGATCATGACCACATTCTTACCGGAATCAATGAGTTGATCGACTGATGACAGGAACCGGCTCATTCGCTCTGCCACCATCACCCATCCTTTCCCAAAGCCAAAGTCCTCGATACTGGTTTTCTTGGTGCTTGCCAGTAGGTCTTCTACGCATAGGCGCTCTGCCCAATCCGCGCTGTCGATGACAATCGTTTGATAGTCGGTCGCCTTAGCTTCTGTTAACGCATCCGTTAACTGTTTCCACGTTCCGATCTCGCAACGATCCACATCCAGGTGGCTAGTGCCGCCCTCGATGTCCAAGAACAGCGGCTTGGGAAATTTGGCCGCGAATGTTGATTTTCCTACGGACTCAACGCCGTAGATGACGACGCGCTGGGCGCGTTGTTGCTTTCCTTTTGTTATTTTCATTTTCTATTTTCTTTTTTGTTGTGCTGCGTATACGGCCACAGCGAGTGCCGCCCAAGTGTGGGATTTGATGCCGTAGGTTGGCCCCGGCTGGGCTTTTGTTCCCTGCGGCCCGACTTTGTCGATCAAGGCTTGGCGAATGTTCGCGTCCTTGGCTCGCATCGTGCCACAGAGAAAAAGTTTAATATCTTTTCTGAAAATTAGTTCCACGTCCACTCGTGCCACCTCGATAAATCTACCGATCCATACGCACGTTTCAAAGGTCGAAGCACCGACCGCCATTCCGTAGCTGGCGATCATCTCGCAGGCGCACCGAGTGTATTCGCGACCGATGAGAATCTGGCGGATTTCAGCATTTGGAAGGTGACCGTGATCAACAATCTTTCCGTGGTCGAATTGCACGAACGCGCTGTGAGTCGTTCCTGGATCGAGTGAGAGTATCATTTTTTAGTGCCCTTGTTTTGATTTTGTCAGCTGGCAATGCGAGCACGTCGCAGATGCCTTGGAATGCTTTTGATCGGATGAAATGAATTGCCGACTCCCTATCAAGTTCCTGTGCCTCGTTTAGCTGTTTGCTTTGAAAGACCTTCTCGCTTTGTAGGTCGGCAACGGCCTGCTGAATCATCCCGCACAGAAGGCTGCGGGTGAACTCACATTCCGCGTCATGTAGCTCCTCAGCGGTCATCATTTCCGCTCCCTGCGGATCTGGCGGTTCATCCACCATTTGCGAGTCTGTTCAAGCTCGCAGGTGGCTTTGATGTTGCCGATCAAGTAACCGGCGATGAATGCACAGCAAGTGCAGGTGGCGAAGAGTGCGAGAAATGTTAGTGGTTCCATATATTTAGTTTCTATTAGATTGTTGAAAATGTTTTTTGATAGTATTTCAACTTTGTCGGAATGTAGTTCGCTCTTTCTATTAGGTGTTCGTCGCGCAATACCGTTTTAGAAAGATTCTGCATGAGATCAGAAATACTTTGCGCTTGCTTTGTCAGCTCAATTATTGCGACTGGATATTGCTTTAAAGACTCAAGCTTTGTGCCGCCGGTAACGCTGTTCATCCACCAATAGAATGTATCGACTTGTCCCTTGAGTTTCTTTTTCGTTGTTTTCATTTTTGGTTTTCTGTTTTTGTTTCTGTCGTTCGGGTTCGTCCCGTTCGATGTGCAAACTCTCATTCATCTCCGTAAAGATGAAAAGAAAAAAATTCACGAAGTGTGAAAATAATTTTTGAGAAAAGTCTTTACATATGCGCTCAACCAATACTGGAGCGCATCTGCGGCTTGGATAAAAACCAATTTACAAACTGAAATCTAACTAGATCGGTCGAAAGAATTTCACCTCGCGAACGCCTTGATTCGTTTGTATCGTTGCCTTTTTTATTTCAAGCATCCCTTTTCCGACCGCAGTTTCAACTCGGCAAGTGATCGCCGCGACGGTCAATTTCGATTCTTCGGCAATAGTGCGAATAGTCTTCCATCCTTGCTTGGCTAGGTCTTTTTCGCTTTCAACTTTTGTTGCATCATAAAAAGCCGCCCAGGCTTTGTTTACAGCGGCAAGAGCCAAGGGTTGTTTTGTCGTCTTTCGCATAAGTTGATGTTTATTGAATTTTCCTTGTAAAAGCCATACGCGAAGCCCTGCGACCACGCGAATGTTGCCCTGCGCGTACTTGCATATTCCATATCGAAACGCGCCAGCATTCCGGTGCAATAGCCGCTTGCGCCGTCTAGCGTGCGTGCGCGCTCCCAGCCTACGCGGTGTAGATGGGCCATCACGCATTGGCCGTATGTCTCTGCGTGATCGCGGATGGCCTGCACGTTATACATATACCCGTGCAGGAACTTTGTTCCGCCTAGCTCGTAGAAGCTCCGAATGTGGTACGGATACAATTTTGCTTTTAATTCCTTCGCGGTCTTCTCGATGGCTTGGATTGTCAGCGTAGCGGCGTGAGCCGCAAGCGCGTTGGGCGACGACGCAAGCTTGTAGAGCCTCGCTTCATGGTTTCCGAATAGGATGCACTGCGGCCTAAGTTCGTGCAGAAAATCAATGCCGGCGGAAAGGTCGTCCGATATGCTCGCGGCTCGGTCGCTTGAGTTCGGGTCAGAAATAGCTCCGGAGCGAAACGCTGCTAGGTCTAGGAAGTCGCCTAGATGGATGGTCGTGTCCGGCTTCCAGCGGTCTCGGAACGTCAAGACGGCCTTGCGTGCCTCTGGATCGATCTGATCGCCGTGAGAGCACCCAACTGCCATCCATTTTTTCCACCCCTTCATTTAAGTTCTGGAATGTTCCGTTGGCTACGTTGTTCCCATATCCATGTGCGAACGGCCTCTATCGTGTCTTCGTCGAGTTTTGCAAACTCTCCGCATTCGTGCTTTAAGGCGCTCCGAAGCTCTTGATCTATGTCATCCACTAGGATCAGAATATCAAGTGCCTTGCAGGCCACCTCGTGCTCGTATCGCTCGGTCTCGTCAAACTCCAATGTCATTTTCATGCTTCTTCGTCCTCCTCTTCTTCTTCTTCCAAGTCTGGGAATAAAATACTGAAAGAGTCTCCTGCGAGTCCTTCGACAGCGTATTTGTTGCCGAAAACAAATTCTCCGTGCATCGTCTCCCCGCCCTGTTCCCAAGAGACGATGGCGAGACCACAGTCGTAATGCTCCGACAAAAGCCGCTTCGCTTCCGCGAGTGCTTCCGTGCGTTCCGATTCGACCGTCGGTTGTCTCTTTTTTTTCAAGCGAGGACGTCTATTTTTTTAGATACTCGGTTGCGTAAATTGGCGAGCATATCCCTCTCGGTCATTCCCTTCGCCCAATGCGGACGTAGCTGATAGTGGGGTTCGTCAACAAATTTCCAGTCGCCACCCCATTCCATGCCTAGCGATTTGCCGAGCGTGCCTAGCTCGTGATACAGCGGATGCTCTCCGTAGTATTCTTTCCCTTTGAATATGCCTACGTCGAACGCAATTCCAAAGTTATGATTTGAAAATCCCGCTTTTGCACGAGTCACAATCTTTGTGTTAGGAATCGTTCGGCCTTTTGCATAAAGCGCATCTTGCTCCATGTAAGATCGAGTCGCGGAGATTATCTTTACGTCACAACCAACTTTTGCAGCTATGACCTTTGCTACTCCGAGGAAGGCACGTGCGGCCTTTTGAGCTACGGGGTGAAGCGTTGCGATCTGAATCTCGCTGCGGTCGTCAAAGGTCATTTTTTGAGCGATGGTATTTCTGGGAGTTCGTAGCAAAAAGTGCCGTAATCGGTTTTCAAACATACCGACGGATTTTTAAATCCAGCGCATGAAGTCAGGAACGCCATTCCCAAGAACGCAAATGAAAGAACAATCATCCAAAGCGCGATGGTTCTTGCGCTCATTTTTCTTTGCGGAAGATTTCTATCAAGCCGATTATCGCCGCAAGTGCCGAACCAATAGCGTCCCACCTAGACGGGTCTAGGCTTATGCCCACCAAGCTGCCAATTATCGCGACCCCGCGAATAGTGGACGGTTCTTTCAATTTTGCGAATAGTGTCTTCATGGTTTTTTTGCTTTCAACATTTTATACAGCGATACCGCGCCAATGCAAATTCCAAGGACGAGAGACGTCAGTCGAAGCCACGCCTCGGCCTCGCTGAACGAGATTAAAACAGCCGTTGCGGGTGCGGACGTCCCGACGAACGTATGAAAAGCATGGTTGTCCATTAGCTCAGTCCGCCTTGGGTGATGAGTTCTTCGGTAAGTGTGCATGGCTGGAGAATTATCGTGCTCCGCTCGCCTGCGGTCGTTAGTTCGATCTCGATCTCGGTCGTTACCGATGTGGCGTTGAGAAGCAGATCGCGAACGCCGAACGTGTTGAAATCAACTGCTGCGGTCTTGCCCGGTGCTGCGCTCAAGCCGCTTTGAACTTGGAGCGTAGAAAGGTCGGTGAATCCTTTTGCGCCACCAAATGTGAGGTCGAAATATTTGCCTTGAATGCCGCTGACCGTCACGTTGTTCGCGCCAATAGAATTAAGTGACTGCAATGCAAGTTCAAATTCGCCCTCGCTTATTGAGGCAGGTAGCGGCCCACTTTGCGCCAAGAGCGTTGATGCAATGCTTCCCGCTGTTACAGTTGCCGAGCCGCTCGTTATGCCCGTGGTGATCGTTGACGAACCAAGAATAAATTGCGTCTGGCTTGGGATTGCAGTTACGAAATAAACTTCGCCTTGCGTGTATCCGGTGAGTGCTGTGAATCCCGTTAATGTAACGACCTGCTGCAACGCAAGGCCGTGATTGGTGGGGGTTATGAAAACGCCATTCGTTACCGTGCTGGCGATGTCCAAGTTGTAGGTCGGCACAGTGACAACAAAACTTCCTTGGTATGGAGGTCGAGAAAATGAGACACGTTGCACTTCATTTTGAAGCGTCGATCCGGTAAGAGTGGTGGCAACGCTGACCGTCAATGCCGTTCCAAGATCAGTCCACGTTGGCTCGTATACTGCGGGAGCGAGACGAAGCTGAAGCTCTTGAATCTCTGCGTTGGTCGCGTCTCCGACAAGTCGCTCGTCGATGAGCGCGGTCGTGGTTGGGATGAGTCGAGCGAAGTTGCCCGTGATCGCGCTCTGAGTGCCTGCGCTGTTAAACGAGACAACGAAGTTCGTTGCCATTGTGCCGTCAACGGATACATTGCCTGCGGCGGTAATTGTTGAGAGTGAGTTGAGCGCGGACGAGATCGCGCCTGCGGTCGCGCTAAAACCGATTGCTCCGCTGGTCTGGCCTCCGAATGAAAGAGTGAACGTGCCACTGGCTGGCGTTCCTGTTCGGCTTCCTACACCGAATTTTACGCTCGTTCCGGTATAGTCGATCACGTTAAACGGCGCGGAGACATTGCCTGTTGCCTCCAGAAAGTACAAATTGATCGTGCCGTTGTCGCCCTTCACGAATCGTTGCGTTGTAGCCGGTGCAAGGCTCGTCAAGCTCGTCGCCAGCCTGCGGTTGGTGGTGTCAATAAATAGATCGCGTGCCATTTATTCGGGTGTTTTGTCAACAGCTTCCCACTTGCCTATTGGGCAACGCTCGGTTGCCATGCGTAGTTTGGCCCACGTCGAGCATCCGCATTTGCGACAACGGCCCGTGGAGTTGAGTGCGGTGGCGTCCCATTCGGGACAGGCTTTGCACGTTGCTTGACGGCTGGCGAGTGCTTCGGGTGGGGTGGGAGTAAAATTTGAAGTGGCAAATTTGCGGACAGCAAACCCCACACTTTTCATTTGATCCCAAAGTGTGGGATTAGATTCCGTTTGAGGTTTTGCTAATGTTTGCGGCGAATTGATGCTGTTGTATAAATCAAAGTCATCTTTGTAGATTTCGCGGAGTTTGTCGGAATACGGAAAATCAATTTCTTTATCGTAAATCTTTGGTGGTTCTCCGAGGGCTAGCGTTTTCCAAAAATGCTCGATGTGATCTGATGCTTTCCAAAGGTAGATCGGTTGCCCACCCCATTTTAAAAATCTTGATTGCGGGAAAAAATGAAATGAAGGAAACTTTCCTTCAGCCACTAGTTTCACCGCTTCCTCTGGCTCAATGCCGTCTTCGTGACAGGCAGCAATAAATCTCTTAATCGGGTCGCCCAATAATAACGCCACGGGGTTGCTTGGTGTATTTTTGTATCCTTGAATTACAAAATGAGGACGAAGAGGCGGTGTGCTTTGATTTTTTTTTATCCAAATTGCATTAACTATTTCCGTGGAAAAAACCTTCCAGTTGTAAGCGATGTCGAATCCGCCACTTTCACAATATGAATATCTAAAAATCATGTAATGTTAATGTTTAAAAATGCGGTTGCCGTGTTGTCCAGATTCCAGATTCCAAAAGTTAGACTCCCCGCAGAAGTTGTTAGCGTTGTGGTTCCAACATTGTATATGAATCCACCTCCACCATTATTATCAAGGTTCCAGCTTGTAAAAAAGCCGACCGTATAACAAAACCCCGCGTAAATATCACTAAAGCATGATCCGCTTAAAATACCAAACGACCCACCCGCCCCATACCCAAACCTATATTCAGAGCCAACTTTTGCAATTTGCCAAGCAAATCCCATATATGAATTATACTCTTGTGCATCAGTAGTGCATGTAACTCCGCCATATGCCGTAACGCTCCCACCGCATGAACTTAAACTTGATCCCGATGTTGCGCTTGAAAATGAGCAACCTGTATATTCGCTTCCTCCACCAGATGCGCTTACGTTTCCTCCCGCTTGTAATGCGTTAAACATTGCTTCGGATATTACAATATAATATTCCGTGATTTCTGGGCATGGCGGAAAAGGCGACTCACAGCACGCGCAATTCACAGCGCGAAGGCCGCCGTCGGTTTTTGTCTTGATGGCTCCGGCTGGTGTGCGACCTAAGATCATGGGCACTCCTCCGTGTCGATCCATTGCAGCGAGCCCTCTACCGAGCCCAGAACAAATATCCCAGTGCTTGGTATCGGAGGCAGGTTTAATTTCTTCGCGGGGAATCCTGCCAAAGTTGTGTCCTGCAAATACGAATCGTCGGCAACCAATTTTGCCCAAGCATAGTTTTGCATTAACGCAGCCGCCGAAATCGGTTGCGCCGATTTGCCGGATGCGATCTGGTCGCGGAAGTCAATAGGAAAGTCGTTCATCGCTTATTACCCTTCTTTGAAGCTATATTGTACCAGAGGTTTTCAGCACCACTGTCCAGTTTGGTCTGTTTGTTGAGGGACGCACCCATCCAGGCCCATTTTCCTCTGTATAAGCAATTGTAAAATCATTATATTTTAGACCCCAAGTTACCGTCACCTCATCGTATTCTCCAAAGCTTGAGCGGTTCACACTTATGATCTCTGGATTGCTGGATAGTCCATTTATCAGTGATCCGCGCTTGTATGTGGTTACAATGGCAGGGTTATTCGGATCTTGATCCGATCTTGAAAATAGATTCTCTAGCTCGGCCTGAGAAAGCCTTGCGCCTTGGCTTCCGTCTCGGCTAATAACCGTGCCAGTGAGAATCGTTGCGCTTAGGGTTGCTTTAGGTAGCGCAAGAGTCGTGACGGAGTCTGTTTTCCGCATCGTGAATTTGCGCGTCAACGTGTCGCCTAAAATCTGAAGATCGAAGTTAAGTCTCCTTGTGGCAGCGATACCATTAAATCCGCTATTAATGACAACCTGCAACTTGCAACTCCCTGTATTCGCGCCCAAAACTGACGGGATCGGATTGTTAGCGTCAGGAGCGGTCACCAAAGAACCAAAAAATCCAGAAGTTGTGAACGTAGTAAATCCGTCAGTTTCGTCCTTGCGCGTAGCGTTTTCGCGGATGATAAATTCTGGGCGATCTGGGACGCGAAATCCCGCTTTTAATGTCGGCTCAAGATCGTTCGCACTTGTCGTCCGGCATTTGTAAATGCAATCGACGCGACTTAGTCCGCTGTCGAAGTTTTGCCTTGAAATGCTGGTTAAAATTAAGCCGTCTGATCCGTAATATGTGTGTGCCATACTTTTATGCTAGAACTTGTTGCGGTAGTTTTGGTTCAATTTTTTTAATAAGATCGAGGATGGATTCAACCATTGAGTCAAGCGTGTTTTTCGTAGTTTTTGCTGGCCCGCCCCCAGGTGTTCCAGCTGGTGGCTTTACTCCGTCCTTCACGGCTTTTGTCGTCTCTCCCATTTTTTTGGTGGTCGCTGCGCCAAGGTCGGCAAATCTATCCAGCCCTTTTTTTGTTCTGTCGGTCATTTTTGAAAAGTCTTTAAAAACTCCCTCTTCGCGAGCAAGTCGAGTGAGTTCTAGTTGCTCTTGTTTGCTCAATGAGGCTGGAGCCTTATTGCCGTAATAATCCTTAAGAATATCTGCCGCTGCTCGCATATCGCGGCCCGATCCGACTCCGGTCACAGAAGTCTCAAGTTCTCGCGCCGCTAATTGTCGCCCTGTTGCCTCGGCGGCCTTATATTGCCCTGCGGCAATTTGCTCTTGCGCCTTTTTCTGAAGCTTCCCACTTGGGTCAACAGCCTCGGATTCTTGCCGTTTTTTAATATCTTCCCCGATCTTCGTCGCAAGCGAGTTCTTGACGCGGTCGGCATCGCGTGCGGCACGGGCCATTTCATTTGCGAGCTTTGTAGCTTCAGGAGCACCCATTCCACTTTTAACCAAATCTTGGATTGTAGATTCAAGTTTTTTTGCGTTGGTAAGCGACTCGGCTAATTTTGTATCCCCAGCCGCAATCGCGTTATTGATATCAATTTGAAGAGCAACCTCGGCGCGTTTAATCGCAGCGGATTCCTTCATCTTTTCCTGCCGAGCTTTTTCCGCATTTGCAGCACGCTCGTCTTCGGCGGACTGCCCATCCGCTAATTCTTTCTGACCGGCCTTTTTTTCTTTTACTGCCTTCTGAGACGCATCAACGTCCTTGTTGATGCGATCCATCACTTGCGCTTCCCACTCTTTATCGGCGTCGATGATCTCTTGTGTTTTGTTTACAACTTCGTCCTGTTTTTTTGTGACCGTGTCGAACAATGGCGGAACGTCCGCCATGTTCTTTTTGAAATTCGCGGGAATGTCTCCCATTGATTGGCTGGCCTTATCTGCCGCAAGTTCGACAGCAACTGGGATTCGCTGCAATGCTAATTCTGCCTGCAATGCGCCAGCTTCAGAGCTTTGCTTTAATCCATCAGCAATTCGACTAAATGCTGGCCCTAGACTTGTAAACGTATCCGCAAGCGATTTAGATACTACCTTTTTGATGTATCCACTAACGTAATCAAATGCGGATGTAATTGCCATTACTAGCGGCCCGCTTGAGTTAAATTGATCTTTTATGAAATCGCCAACGGTCTTCATTGCTGCAACGATATTCGTATAGATACTATTCGCCGTGTCTTTCGCTTGCTGAACAATCGCCTGCCAAGCGAGCTTGAATCCGTCCGTAAAGTTGCCAGTTTTAAACTCGTCGACGGCCTTCTGGAATAGCTTCATGCCGTTCCCAGCACCGACGAAAAAAGCACCGATCTCTTGACCCGCCTTTGCGGCGTCGAACATCGAGAGCGCCGTGGTGACGGCGTCGAGTGCCGGTTTGACCTTGTCGATCAAGCCTGCCGCAAACTCGATGAACTTGCCACCCACGACAACAAGGTTGTCGCTGATGCGGTCGAACTGCGACGATCCCGCCTTCATTATGTCCGGCAATGAGCCGAGTTGCAGTTTTGCTGTCTCGATCTCGTCGTCGAAATTGGCGAATACTTGGTTAAGTGCGCCGCCGCTCTTGCCGAAAATCTCCATCGCTGTCGCGGCTCGCTGTGCAGGGTCTGGAATGCCTGCGATAGCCTTTCCTATTGTTTTCAGTTGCTCTTCTGGCGTCATGCCTTGGAGTTGAGAAAGTGAAAGACCTAGATCGGCGAATGCGTAGGCGGCCTTGCTTGTGCCGTCTTCTGCGTCAACAAGTGCCTTTTGCATTTTGTTGATAATAGGGCCAAGAGCATCCGCTCCGACTCCAGCATTTTGGAATGCTCGTTCCAATAGCAATACCTTATCCACGGCGATTCCCGTGCGGTCGGCTAGATCGTTCAGCCTGCCGCCCATATCAAGCGCGGCCCCGAAGCTCTGCACGGTCTTTGTCGCAACTGAAAAGGCCGCATCAATCGCCATAGAACCTAGTTTTGCAGCGGCTCCCGCGAGTGTTGCGCCTACGGCTATTTTTCCGAAACCGATTTCTCCCTTTTTTCCGGTGTCTTCTGCTGCCGCTCCGAGGGTTTTGACTTTAGATGAAGCCCCCTGCGACTCATCTCCGACCTGTCTTAATTTTTTCTCAAGATCATTATTTTGAGCGATCTTTTTCATTGCCGCGCCCGCTTCAGTAACGGACATCTCAGTCGTCCGCATTTTCAACTTGAGTTGATCTGTCTCGGATTGCAAAGCCTTGAGTGTTTTCTCAAGTCCTTCGTCGGTTGCTCCAAATGTTACTGATACGTCTGCCATTTTGTTAGGTTTCTGTAAGGGTTTTTTGTCTCTTTTTTAGAATCTGATTCATCTGATTCCGCATCTTTACGACCACAACAGCGGTTGCATTGGCTTGTTCGCTTTCTGGAATGACGGTACTTGCCCACGGCACATTATTAGTCAATACAACGCGAGGATTCTTAATGTCGCTCGTCATGTCTTGAACCTTGCCAGACCCGCTTTTCATTGCCTTTTTTACCCAAGTCGGGAAGTTCGTAAGTAGCCCTCCCTTGTTTACTTTTTTAAGCTGTGTAGCGCAATCGGCCCACCCACCCTTGCTGATGCCGACTCGCTTTTGCACCTCTGAAATGTATGTCTCTTGATCTGATACGGACGCGATAAATAGCTTTGATCCTCGCGACTTCGTGCGTCCTGTCGTTTTGTTCCGAGCCTGGTTGTGGACGGATTTTATTTTGCTTCCGCTAATAACTTCCATCCCTGTCCACTTATTCAAAAAGCCGATGTTGCGAAGGATCGTTTCGACAATATCAAATCTGCCGCTTTTTATCAAAGCCTTGAGTCGCGCCTTGATCCTTTGTGATCCGACTCTGTCAGCGTATTCGTCAAGTTGCTCTGTGTTTTTAATAATCTTGCCGATGTCATTTTTTACGCGAATAGTTCCAGACTCCTGTTTATCTCCGAACGGCTGTGTCCTTCTAGCCAACTCCACGCAAAGAAGGCGAGCGTTGAGCATGACGGCGTCCGGGATCGTGACCTCGCGTATCTCTGCGTAGTCCTTCATGATCTGCTCAAATTTCAAGCTCTCGAATTTGAATTTTGCCATATTTTGCAAGGGTGTCTTCTATGGTGGCGAGAGCGTCAACATTGACGCTGGCGTTGTTATTCGCCCAAGCGGAATGTCGCCCATTAACATAGTCGTCTGCGTGCAAGAGCTGAAGCCCTGCCGCGAAGGGCAGTTCTTCCATGATCTCGCGAAAGCCCCAGCCGGTGATCTTGACTAGCCTGTAGGCGTAGACGGCGAGCCAGTTGGGGCTGTTTAGTTTCCCGATCCTGAGCTTTCTCCTGGCTGAGATGCTGGAGAAGCGGAATTATAAAGATCGAACGCCTTGCCCATTTCCTCCGACATATCAGAAGTCTCGTGATGGTGCGTCATGTTTTTCTCGATCCAAGAATCCACGGCGTTGATAAATGTTGCGCGGTCATTGACAACCCCTCGGATCGTGCTCATTGGCTCAGAGTGAAGGAAAGTAAATGCAGCCGCTTTCCAAACTGGATCCATGTCGCCGGAAAATACTTCGTTGCGTTGCATCCATGAGATCGTAAGCGCGGTAATCGGTCGCAGTGTGCGCCCGTTCACTTTCTTCGGCCCGTCTTCCATTGCTTGGATGCGAAGGATTTCGTCGTCTTTTTCTAGGTCGTTATCTTTGTTTTTTTTCATATAATTATTTCAAAAATCTGGTCATTTCCTGCTTGGTCTTGTCCGAAGCATTTTCCGAAATGGCAATGCGTTTTCCGTTGTGTTCGATCTCGATCAGTCGCGGCGTATTGCGGATGATGTCCACAAGCACGTCTCGGTTAGCTAGTGCTGCGCGAATGTAGCAAAGCGGGTTTTCTGGGTCTTTTGCTTCAAGCTCGTCGCCTTCCTTGGTCATCTGGCGATAAACCTGCGAGGCGTCTTGTCCCTTGTCATTCTCGCCTTCAAACCAAAACTCCGTCGACTCTTTGCCGTCGGTGCGAACCAGTCGAGTGACCGGTGGGAAGTTCATCTTGAAGCCCATCGTAGCGAGTGCCACAGCGGCTTTGAGGTTGATCGTGTGAAAAAATTTCTTGTTTGCGTCCATATTTTTAGTTCGTATATAAAAAGGCGGCTCCCTTTAGCCGGGGAGCCAGCGGCATGAGCCAGTGTTGTTAGACGATCTCTGGGTATTGAGTCGCGGAAACGGTGATCGTTTTGAATGTGCCGGCGCCTGTGGTTTCGGAAACGGAATCAACGATGACAGCACCGCCGGAAACGCCGTAGGACGTTGTATCGTTGGCGAGAGTAAGGATGTTGGCGAGCTCGTAAGCCACGCCGCCGTTTATGACGCCGTCGAGGCTGATCGTGGCGGACTTATTGAAATAGGCCACGGCAACGGTATCGCCGAGAGCGTCCATTACGGTTGCTTTGTCCGACTGAACGGAGCGAGAAAATGAGTTGAGAAGGAGACCTGTCTCTTGGAGAAGGCCGAATTCGACGCCCGAGGCGACGGAGCTAGTGATGACGGTTGCTGGCATAGTAATTCGTGGAAAATGTCAACTTGCGAAAAGCGCGGCGTGAACGGTGATCGTTACCGACCGCTCGAAATGCCGTTCATTTGAAGATAGTGAAACTGGCCCGTCCCGAAGGATGCCGAAAACAAAAGCGTATTGCGGACGCACTGCGTTGAGTTTGGTCTTGAGTCCGGTGATGTCATGCGAAATACAAAGCACCTGAGACCACAGATTCTCCATTGCCATTTGATCCATGTCGTCGGCCTGCACGATCAAAGCGATATCAACTGAGAACTGGAAAATGGCGGAGTCGATAATGCTCTCGCGCTGCCGCGTGCATTTAACGAAGCACGCTGGCAACGTCATCGTGCCGAAGTTCTCCGCTGCCGTTACAACAAGGGCGCTTTGCATCTCTTGCTGAAGCGCAAGGACGAAGGTATCTGTCAGTGCCTTTTCAAGCGTCAGAGTGTATGTCGAGTCCGTTATCATTCTCTTGGGCGGTAACGTCAACAAGCCCAAGTCGCGCTATCTCTGCATCGCATTCCGCTTTTGTTCCTACAAATAACGTGCTCTGCGTTGATATTGCCTTTTCTGTCTCATCAAAAAAGATGATCGTGCTCCCATCATAAACGAGTTTCCAAGAGGTTGACTCGTCAAAGGCCCATCCCTGTTCGTTAGGTGAAATTATCATGCGATAGTTAGCGTAGAGTTTGCCGAGTTGTATGTCCCTGTTCGCCCTGGAGCACCGACCAACGTGACGGATGCGTAGGTGCTGACGGTTGAGCCAGCGAAAAATCGGAATGTCATGCCTGCCGTTGGCGCAACGTTAAATGAGACCGAAAGGGCGAGTCCTTGAATCGGAAAGGATGCCGTTGCCGTTGATGCTCCATTTGTTTTTGTTGCGCGAAGTATTCCAGCCGTGATCGTTGTCGATCCCGTGTAAGTTAATGCTCCAGACAGAACAACAGTTCCATTGCCCGTTTTGTTTACATTGCCAACGCCAGAAATGTTACCGGAAATTGTGTAAGTTGGCGCACCAGTTGTTCGAAATTGCAGTGTTGAGCTATTTATCGCAAAGTTATTTGGAATAGTCACAGAGCTGCTGGTAATGATTTGGCACGGGCCGGAACAGGTCACATTCCCCGTCCCAAAAACATTCCCCGATGAAAAAGTGATTGTTCCCGCAGCCCCAGCCGAAGTGTAGTTTGTTCCGCCAGAATAAGTGTTATTTCCACCAAGCGTGACCGCCAATAATCCGCTTTTTGAAAGAGTCCCCGCTCCGCTAATGACGCCGTTGAGTGTTGATGCGCCCGTTATTGAAAGCGTTCCCGCATTGATTTGCGTTGCTCCTGTGTAGGTGCAAGTTCCGGAAAGCGTGAGTTGTGCCGCGCCATTTTTTACAAGTCCGATAGTTCCAGAAATCGCGCTTGAAACGGTCAATGCGGCATATTGCATGAATTGCAAAAATGTTGAAGAGACGCTGATGATGCCTGTTACGGTTGATCCTTGCACTCTTGCTGCGGTGGAATCGGTTAATATCATCCTACGATAATGTAGAGCGTGTTTGCGGCTGGCGAAGTGATCGCAGAATATCCAGCGGACGTGATCTGCATCATGTTGCTGAGTTGCGTTGCGCCGGTGATGCCGCTGGTTACCGATGCGACTCTCGTAGCCAAGTCCGCTGATAGTCCGCTGATCGTTCCGATGGTCAAAGTTGAATTTACCCAAAGCGTGGTGGCCGAATTCCAAAGGATCGTTTGGTTGTTTGTTGGCGAAGTGATCAACACGTCGTGCAATTCCTCAAGCTCAAATCCATTTTGCGGTCGAATATATAGCTGACCGTTGCCAGCATTCGCACGCTCTACAACGCCGATAAAAACAATATGATCGGGCTGGGTTGGCTTTACTCGCGTAAATGCTCCAGGTGTCGTATCGAGATAAATTGAGTCGCCGGACACATAGGGAGAGCCAAGTGAAAGCCCGTCTAGAACGCCCTGCGTAATTATGAATCCGTTTTGGTTTGCGCCAATAGATTCAGCCACAAGGCCGATAGTTTTGGACGAGCTTGAATCTGCTACGTTTGATGCCCGCTTGACGCTTGCGCGGTTGCCTGTTGCTCCGAATAAATAAACAACCTCGCCCTTGTTTAGCGTTGTCGCCTCGGCATTGCGAACGTAGGCCACAAGCATTGACCCCATTTGCAATTGCACGTTGCCGCCTGCAAGCCCGACTTGTGGCGCGCCTTCGATTGAGTTCCAGAACATCTTGCCGATGGCATTAGTTTCGGTTGCAGCCGTGTTGAAATTGAGCGAGTCCGCAGGAACGTCCGCAAGCATCGAGATCGTGCGCGAAGCGGAAAGATCGCCGCCGCCTGTCAGTCCTGTTCCTGCCGTGATCGCCGTGATCTTGAGAGCCTTCGTGTCAAGCGCACCTTGCAAATCTGTCTGATTCGATAGCGTTCCAGTTATCGCTCCCCAAGATACAACTGAAAGCGGAGTGACTGCGCTCCACTCCGAACCAGTCCAACCCAAAGATTGACCAGTGATCGGAGCGGCTGTCGCGACTGAGAACCCTTGCAACTTTACAACACTAGGCGCTGGGTATGTTCCGCCAAGATCGCCCGACGCTGCGCCTGTAGGAGTGCGCGAATCGCTTAAACGTGAATCGGTCGTGATGACTGCCGTTCCAGAAATCGCGCTTGGTGAAATGCCGGACGATGGAGCTTTTGCATCGAGAACCGTTTGCAGATCGGTCTGGTTCGAGAGCGTTCCCGCGATGCCGCCCCAGATCGCTGATCCACCGCCACCACCGCCTGTGATCCATTCCGTGTCATAGTCAGCATTTGTTTTCTTCGCGAGCACTTGCCCTGTGAAGCCGCCTGTAACAACCCCAACGCCAACTGGCCCAACTGGCCCCTGCGATCCGGTCGGCCCCGCTGCGCCTGCAATGATTTCGGTGCGAAGAATGGGTTGATTATCGACATTCGGAACCTCGCGGCCTTCGTCTTCTGGAAAGAAAATGCTCATTTGTTAATATCCTCAAGAGTGAAATCGACCGATACGGCGTCTTGGGAAAGCTCTGCGGACGTGACGCGAAAGCGTCTACCACCGATGACGAGAACGTCACCGAGAGAAATGGTCTGCACGAATGCGTCGTAGACCGCCGTTATGGTCATTGATGCGGAGTCCATGAAGCCGCCGTCCGCTAGGCTGTTGTCGCGCCGGTATGTTGTCCGGTTCGCGAGAAAATTACGCTCGCCGAATGTGACCGCAAGCGGCAGATCGTCCAGCATAGCAGCTAGATCGTTTGTAAATATGTCGAGCATTCCCACAAAGTGGGTAATGCGTCAAAACTTGCGCTCGATACGTCGCTGGTTTGGATGCGTGAAATCGTGCTTCGGGCTGTCTGCGATATGCACCCAACTCTTTCGGAGTGCCGATGCAAGGATGCTTGTGCTTGTGTTGATCGTAACGACCTCTTGCGCGTCTCGGATATACGCGCACATATATTCTATGCTTTCAAACTCAGCCATGCCGTGAGCGGCCTTCCCAGCGCAAAGCACGGGCCTCCCGTTTGCGACTTGATGCGCGGCTGCAATAACATCGCGAGGGTCAATCTTTTTATCTTGCGAGTATCCGGTCGGAAAACAAAGAACCCATGACCGAAGTTCAGGCGGCGTCACTATCGCGGGAGAGTTGAGAACGATCTGCCGGTCGATGTCCTTGCCTTCTGGGAAAAGTCCGTAAACGTAATCACTCCACCCTAGCGGACTCGCACAAAAGTCTTCGTGCAAGTCCGGCCAAATTTGCAAGTTGATGATGCGGTGAAATCCGCTGTGGTCGTTCTGCGGATAGATTGGCCGGCAGTAATCGACCATCGCGAAAAGTCCGTGATATTCGGGTAGGCATTCAAACATCACATTATGTCCCTGATCCGCGAAATGCTTCGCTATCGGTAAGCATCGTGCGATGTCTCCTAGACGCAAGTGGTAAACAATTAGGATGTTCAAAACGTGTAATATTGTTCTGCTGATTTTCCTGCAACCCAGCCGTGGAATCCGAAGGAACGATCCGGCCCCGCCGTATTTTCTTCAATGTAATGCTCCCACGAGAACGCAGCTGCTACGTCCACCGGCGCGTATTTGATGCCGTTATCGCGAAAGCCTTGCTCCATCGTGCGGCAAAGGAAGACATCCCCTGCCTCGCCCTTCCAGAGTGCCTCGGCCTTTGCTGCCATTTGTAAGAATTTCTGGCTTTGGAGCGTGAATCCAGTATTGCCGACGCGATGCCCTACGTTCCAGAATGCAGGCCAAGGCGCGCCAATCATGTCATATTCGAGCCATGAATCATCCCACAGATGCGGGTTGGAAATGAATCCGTCATGCGTGCAGATGAGCGCGTGCGAAGTGTCGAAATAATCCGCAAAGCGACCGAGTTCCCAATGCATCGCCTGCTGATAGTTGCATTCTTCTGCGATATAAACGGCGTCTCCGAATCCACCTAGTCCGCAAAGGTGGTTGAACAATTTTTCGCTTTGTTCGTGCCTTGCCTTTACGCCTTCAAAAACGATCAATGTGACGTCCTTATTCATTTCGGGTGGAGTTCGTCGAAGATTGCTTTCGCCCTTGCATATTCCGCCGGATCGTTTCCGCGCTGGTATGTAGCATCGAGCGGACGCTCTTCAAAAAACGGGTGGTGATGAACGATGCTAATATCGCGAGCATCAACAATCGCCCCATTTTTCGCGGCACGAAAGGTGAAGTCTGTGTCGCTATATACGTTTCGGAATCGTGGGTTAAATAGTCCATTTTCTTGA